TCTTCACAGAGTGCGAGGATCCTGGGCAAGGCCTAAGAGACCTTGCTTGCTTCCTTTGGTTTGTAGATCTTATCTTTAAGGTTTGCAAGCCTCAAAGGATTCGACAATAATGACCCTATTGGGCCTAAATTGTCATCCACTGTTGGTAATTCGCTAAAGGACCTTATGGTGAGTAAGGACCTCTAGCTGTCACCAGCAGGGTCTACGGGCGACCAGTTATCTGGCGTCCCAGGATTGCTCCTGGTACAGCGCAAATATTAATAAGATTGAACCCAATGAAAAGAAATATGATTAAATACATATCTCTTATCAAAGACACTCAATTCGGAACTAATATGATAAGCCTTAAGAACTCTTTCGAGCTCTTAGCTCTCTTTCGAACCTTTGGATTTAGAATTCTAAATGCCATAGGAACGTTAGGGAGAGGTTATCCCACTAGACTGAACTTCATGCTCAAATTCTTTCACTATATTCTTCATCTCAAGAAGAATCATGGTGAGGAATTTGTGGTTCAATATCTTAAAACTGGTCAGTTAGCTATCCAGAAGAAGTTGGCTGGTACCCCAGTGAACTCTTGTCGGGAGTTGAATCCTGACTTGAATTTACCAAGGTTAGCCAATGGCTTCCCTTTCATCATTCCAGTGTCTGATAGACGCTTGATGATGAGAGGGGCCTCTACTGTGATAAGGTACTGATTGACATTATTTTCCATATATAGAATTATTTCTATACCTGGTAAATTATCATTCAGTACCATCACAGCAGCTTATTCTGGATCTGAACAGTCATTAGGATCTCTCTCAGACCTTTTTGCTGAAAAAGCTAAGGCTTGGGTATCTACCCAGGTCAAAGTTCCTCAGTTTAAGGAGAGTGAGATCTTTATGATCAATAAGGCTTCTCCGACGAGCTCTCGCTCATGGCAAGGATATTATTATGATATCCATTTGATGCCCAAGCATACGCTTGGAGCATTAAAGGATTTTCTAATGATATCTAATCAGAGTAGATTACTTAACTATATTAATTATAGTGAGTATATCTCTCCGGTTCTGGAATCTTATGGGCAGTTTACTGCCAATTTGAAAACAGCTGCCAAAAACGCGTTTAGTGACCTAGGTTACTATCCGTGTGGTGAGCTTTGCACGAAGGATGAAGCAGCTGGTAAAGTCCGAGTCTTTGCCATGGTTGACTTTTGAACTCAGATCTCATTGAAGGGATTGCATGATTATATCTTTGATATTCTCAGGCAACTCCCTAATGATGGGACCTTTGATCAGTCTCTTTCTATTAAGAGAGCAGCTCAGAAGGTTAAGGTATCAAATTGCAGTTACGGGTATGACCTGTCTGCTGCAACTGATAGATTACCTTTAGAGCTTCAGATCGGTGTGTTAGCTTCATTCTTTTCTTGAGAATTTGCTTACTCCTGATCTGATCTCTTAGTTTATAAGAGGGACTACGTATATCATGAGTATGATCGAAGCAAGGGGCAGAATGCCCATGTTTCGTCCTCTGCTTATAAATACGCAGTCGGTCAACCAATGGGTGCACTTTCCTCTTGAGGAATGTTGGCTTTAACTCATCACCTGATAGTTCAGCTTGCTTGAAAACAAGTTAATCCTCTCTTACCATTTAAATGGTTTGAAGGGTATGAATTATTAGGAGATGACATTGTCCTCTTCGATGAGAAGGTGGCAAAGCGATATCTTGAGTTGATGGAAGACTTAGGTGTTCCAATCAATTTAAGTAAATCGGTTATTGCTAACAATGAGACAGTTGAGTTTGCTAAGGTTACTTATCATAAAGGGGTTGATGTTTCAGCCCTTTCATGGAAATTATTCCTTAGTAGCTCCCGTTCTCTAATGGGTCGAAGTAATATAGCCTTATTCCTTTTAAATAAAGGAATAGGTTTAAATTGCTTTAACCATTACCTTAAGGGATTGTTGCGTCAATCAAAGTACTCGGAGGGGAGTTATTCTCCTGGATACCTTGCACTATTGACAATGCTTGCCAACAAGAAAGTGTTTACACTTTCTTGATTGATAGGCTATATTAATAATGTAAGGGTTCCGCTTCAATCCTGGTATGGTACTTTATTATTAGGTATTAATGAAGACCATTGCTTTTCAATCCTGCAAGCCTATTTTGTAAGAGGGATCAAAGAATTTGTTCTCTCTAGCAAATTAGAAACTTTACGGGATAAAAAAGAGGTCTGAATTAATGCTCTATTATTAAAGCGCCTTGCCATGATGAAGCATAAACTCCATGAGAATAGCTTCATACATCATCGCGTCACAGAAATTACGTCCTGTGCCATTCTACCAAATTATCACTTGATTCCAAGTGATATTCGAAAGGATATCTATGATTTCTTTGCTTTCGCACTCTGTAATAAGAGTGTGGATGCTAAGCTTATCAAATGATATAATATCGATATTCGGAGACTGCGTACATTGGATGAATTTCTTGAGGCTGTGATGCTGTATCAGTCAATAGTGGCTCATTTTTCTGCTCACCTAGACCCTAAGGTCCGGCGTGAGTTCGATATTGAGTCACCGTTGAAGGTATTAACCTATCTCACCGATCTTTCAAAGACAGTTCCTGACTTTGTAAAGTATCGGTCCGTTGATAGCTGGTTCAGTTAGTGTGATGGTTTGTCACATTTGAACCAAATCAAAGGTCTGGATAAGGGAAACACGCCTGATCTGTGGAATGAATTAATAAGGTTGATGGGAGTTCAAGGCCCGCTAGATTGAATAAATCTCCGGGGTTCCTGTTCTCCGAGGAACTGATTTATATCAGTACATCATCTGATTTAATTTGATTCTTTGCAGATTAGGGTCCAGTGTAAGACTGGGTGCAGGGTAGAAGTATTTCTAGCCCTGTCCGTTGTCCTTGCTGAACATGTG